TTTCAGAGTCCGCCGGGGCAAGTATGTCTAATATACTTCCTGTTGATTTTAATATTGTATTTGTTTCAATTTCTTTGGTTTGCGCTTTTCTAAAGTCTCTCTTTTTTGCGGCTAATTTTTCGTCTACCTTTTCCTGATCAGCTAAGTCTGCCGCGCCACCTGGTATTGCAACAGTTTTAAATACACCATTGTCGTCTGTTTTGGGCTTACCATCAGCACCAATTACTAACTGCTTGTCATTTTTAGCAGCATTTTTAATAGCAGCCGATACAGCTTCATCTGAGAAATTATTTATATTTGTTTCATTAGGTTTTAGCTTGATAACCTTTATTTCACCGTCTTTGCCCATTACAACAGAACCCTCTGGAACCTCGTTTATACCAGCTTGAGCTAGTGCTGTTGTTAGTAATGCGCTGCCTTCTTCTAAAATCTGCCAGCCATCCTTGGCCGATTTGGCAGCCGTTTGAAAGGCTGGTGTCCCAAAATTAATTCCCTGCAAGCCTAATGTATCGACAATCTTTTTGCCTTCGGAGGACATTCCGTTGTATGTCGCTGCATCCATGCCGAAAATCCTACTTGCTTCGCCTGGTTTGCCATCAAACTTAGAAAACTTACCAAGGCTGTCCACTTGCCACACAAAATTTGGATTTAAGCTATTTGCCGTTATTTCTGCCGCGTTTAAAGTTTTGACTTTGTTTTGGAATGGTTTTGGCTTGTTCTTTTCATTCCTAATCTGCACAGCCACAGACGCCGGGTTGTTACTAGCTCGGATCAACGCTTGCTCTTTATCTGTAAAGCCACCTTCAGTTATGAGCTTATCAATCATATCCTTGCGCTTTTTGTCTTCACTTAGTTGGTTGAAGTTCTGATAAGTGCCTAGACCTTGATTAATTGATTTTCCAATTCTGTCACCTTCAAGCATACTTGACCCGGCAGAGAGTAAACCCATACCGCCAGCAAAGCCTAAACTATCTAATTTATTGCCTAGAGTGTCGAATATTCCAGCCATAGTATTTTCCTTATATAAGACCCAAGAGGCCCAAACCGCCGCCTATTGCTGCGCCAAGCGGACCAAAGGCTGCACCTTGTCCAACCGCTGAAGCCAATCCAGCACCCGTAAGCGCACCGCCAACTCCGCTTTGAAGGGCAGATGGGCCACCGCCTGATTGCGTTGTATTCTGGCCAAACATACCTTGACCCATGCCAGCCGCCGAAAGCAGCGCGTTGAGTTGGTTTTGATCCAGCACGTTTTGCTCGTTGACCTGTGCCATCTGGCCGTCAATGCCAGCCTGTTGAACGCCACGCTGTAGAGCGTTAGCTTGTAGTGCTTGATTAATGATAGACTGATCTGCACCAAGTAATCCGGGAGCCATACCGATTGCTGAAAGATTGCCTTGGTTGGTTGCCTGACTGACATTCGCCAACTGGTTAGCGAGTGTTGCATCGAGGTTTCGACTGTCAGTTTGCGCTTGTAACGCTCGGTTAACATCGCCCTCAGAGAAACCACTGAGTAATCCAGCAAGCTGTGTATCACGCGCTATGCCAGTGTTATTCGCGTCAACCAGTTGGCCTTGACCTGATAATGCTCTTGCTAGGTCGGATTGTTGTAGCCCAGCCGCACCAGTTGCACCTTGTAGCTGTCTGGCAATATTCTGCGACTGTACATCCGTACCCATGCCAGCGCCAGATAATGCTCTCGCTAGATCAGTTTGTTGTACGCCAGCACCACTTGTTGCCGCTTGTAATGCACGGTTAATGTCGTTTTGCTGGGCGTTCACACCAACTTCAGCAGCGGTTAACTGACGGCCAATGTCCTGGCCTGAGACTGAACCAAGTGCTTGCGCGGCTTGTAACTGTCTTGCCTGATCTGCTTGTAAGTTCTGCGATAGGATTGGTGCAGACGCATTTGTAATGCCAGTGCCTAATGCGTTTGCAAAGCTGTCAGAGCCTAATCTGCCACCAAGCGCATACTGGCTAGTCGCATTGTTTACCGCGCCTGATATTGCGTTATTAAGTTGCGTCTGTAGGAATGGATTAGTGCTTTGCCCAGCCATACCCGTAAGCAAGCCTGTTGCCGCGTTTTGCTGTCCCGCCGCATTTGTAACGCCAGATGTATCGGCTGTACGATTTCCAGCGGCAAGTATGCCAGATATATCAGTGCCAGCGTTTGCCGCATTAAATATGGCTTCTGGGCTGATGTTTTGATTGGCGGCATTTAGTATGCCAGAAGCATCAACTGTTGCACCAGCCGCATTTTGCAATCCTGTTAGATCAGCGCGTTGACCCATCATATTCTGAAGCGGTAACGTGTTTACATTGCCAGCGGTTAGGTTGCCAAGGTTGTATTGGTTCTGCAAAGCGCTTGCATCAATGCCACCAGAGATTAAACCAGAGAGCGCATTCTGTGCATCACCAACAAAGCCCGGTGTCGTATTGAGCGCTGAGTTAGCAGCATTAATAGCGTTTAACTCACCTTGGCCTAACTGAGCCGTGCGATTACCAGCAAAAGCTTGTGGGTCAAAAGCATCGACGCCAGAAAACGCAGCATCAAAAGGGTTGTAATCTGTATATGCTTGCGTCAACGCTGCTTCAACGCCAGGTGGTAATGCTTGTACGTTTGTGACTGTCTGTCCACCGCCTTTACTCATCTTCTAACTCCTTTTGAAACGTGATGTACGCTTGACCCCAGCCATGCGGTTCGAGATACCGCGACCAAGCCCGTCGCCCATAAGCTTCCAGTAATTTACAGTTGTTGCGTTTTGCGTGATCCTCGACTGCCTCTTGCGCCAGATGCAGCCATTCCTTCATTCGGGTTCCACCAAGAAAATCCATCGCCAGAGCGTTGCCTTGTGGATAATAAACTATGCGTGTCGTAACAGCGCCGACAAACTCACCCTTGTCATCATCTACCGCCACCCAGACAAGATATGCGCCAGCAATGGCTGCATCTAAAACGTCCTTTAAGACGATCTTACCCGGTGAAAGCGATACTGCCTTGTCCAGCAATGGAGCAACGTGTGGCCACATAACTGATAACTGAGAAGGCGGTATGACTTGAAATTTCATCCGATAACGATGTAGGTGAAGGTTCTGTCGGTCTGGGAGTTATTAGCATGAGTTATAGTAAAACTCTGCTTTGCTCTTGCAGATACGAACATGGTTCCAGCCGCGTAAGCCGCTGCACCATTGGCCGTCATTGGTGTAAATACGATTACACTATCTGGCCCTGCGCGATAATCAGTTACCGCTGTAGTTGTAGCACTCGCCGCCAATGTGACTGAGCCAGTGCTGTTAAATTTGCCGTCAATAAGTAAATTGACTGCTTGCGCCGTTTGCCGTGGGTCAGCCCCAGCCGCCGGAAGCTTGACATAGTTAAAATCTGTCATCTCTTGCCTTGGCCAACAGCATCAACATCCACGCCTAATGCGTATCGCCAGGTGCCAGAAGCGTTAACCCTTACTCGATGATAGCGTCCACTACTTCGCGCTGGGCAGTTGTTATCATCATTCAGCGTTACAGCCGTGCTATATGTAGCATCGTCAACTTGCTTAGAACGTGATCCAACTTGTACGGTTAGCGTTGGCGCTGAGTTTTTCGATGTAACATATGGCGTTACACCTCTAATCAGGCTTTTCTTCATAGGCGCTGGCTCAAACTCGGCTGTCTCAATGACGGCATCGAGTGGGGCGCCCGTTATCGTGTGCAGCTTTTTATCTTTACTTGCTGATAACTGTAAGAACCCACCAGCATAAAAACGGCTATCAAGTGAAGTTGTCAGGCCGTCTAGGTTGTTACTCAGTGTGTCAAGGCTTTCAACAGTAAAACTTGGCGTTAAGCTTGAGCTAATAAATTCGTGATCAAGTTCAATTATTGACCACCTTTGAACGCTGTAATTATACACTAGAATACGGTTTGGATCACCAGAGCTTTGCGTGTTGGGATAGCTCCACATGACCACTTGGTTTTCCGGGTCAATCGTACAGCTAATCCTGTCTACCGATCCAAACTTCAGATCATCAAAGAAAAACGTGTCAACCTTTTCTGCACCAATCGGGATTGAGCGCTGACCGTCAAACATAAAGAAACCATCGTCAGCAAGATAGAATATCTGCGTTGGGCCAAGGCTTGCAATGCTGTTTGGGTAGTTACACCCGTGTCCTGTTTCTACCTTCTCAAACGTAAAGATTAGCGGAGAGCCAACGTATTGCATTCTGGCAATCGCGTTCTCCAACAAGACAACACCAAATTCACCACCAACTAAACCAGTGATATGCCCAGCATCAGCAATGTCTTGGAAGTCAGCTTGTGCTGCCCCTAATGTCCAAGTTCCAGCATCGTTAATCTGTGACCAACGTACACGGCTTCTATGTGTAGCAGAGCTATATGTTACGTTTGCCGTTACAACAAAATCACGCACAACAGCTAAATGACGGGCGGCTGGCGCTCCACTTATTGCAGCAAAAGACGAACTTGTGCCAACGGTAAACTTGCGTAAAACGTCAGCGTCAGAGCCAGCAGCAATTACATCATCGCCAAACCTGACAAAACGCCAGTTCATATCTCCCGTCACAGTAAAACCAGTGCCTACTGCATCCATGCTAAAATCAGAGTTATCGAGCTTATAAAGCTTGGTCTGATCTCCAGCAAAAATGTTTACAGTGCCGTCCGTAGCTTTCGTTGCGTAAATACCACGCAAGCGGTTTGTTGCCGCCGCTGATACTTCAGTTAAACCTTGGAACGGACGATAGCCACGCGCCGCTGGTATAACATTTGTAGCAACGGTTGAACCGGGGTTCTGAAAGTCGCTCTGATCTGGAAGCCATTCGCCAAAAGGTATCATCTATTCAACCAATCCCCTGCGCTTGCAGAAATATTAGAAAACGCCGTATTACTTGCGGCCAGAGTTGACCAATTCTCATCTTCAGCGGCAAAGTCAGTCCAAGCCTCGCCTAGCTTCTCAGCCGTCAAAGTTGTCTCTAAGGACGCCGTAACGCTTGACGCTACGTTAACCGTAAACTGAGCTAACGCCTCGGCACTTGCTGATATTTCAGCGGCACCAGAGTTAACCAGGACAGTCTTGACTTCGCCAGTAGCAGTTGCCGAAATGCTGGCTGAACCGCTAACAGACTGTATGCGTAGCACAGCGCCAGCAACCGTCATGGCGACTGAAGCACTGCCTGTCATAGCAACCGTAAACTGTGCCGACGCTGTTACCGATCCAGCGCCAGTAACACTGGCTGACATACCGTGTACCAGTATTCCAGCACCCGTTGCCGTGTTAGCAATGCTGACTGCACTGCTTGCTTGCTGTAGACGTACACCAGCACCAGACGCCGTTGCTGCTATGGAAACAGCGGAAGCCGCCTCAAACAGATTTAGGTCATCTAGTTGCTCTAGTGTGCCAAACGCATCCAGCGCATCCATTGACCCCCATGAGTCAAGTTGCTCTAGCGTTGGCCCTAATATCTCAGCCATATTAAGCGGCGGTTACGTCAAGCTCACCAGCGGCAACGCGAAGTATATCCCCGGTTGTAATTGTTTTAGCAGCGGAGAAAGAACCGTGTATTAGCAGATTACCAGATGAAGCCGCGTCGAATAATCCAAAATGGGAGACTGCACCCCAGCTACCAGTTGCAGCGGCAAACTCTACGGTTGCGCTGTTGTCTGTTGTGCCACCAGATGCAGCATCAAAGTTAATCGCCACGCGAGAATAGTTGCTTCCGCTTAACTCAGATGTGCCGGAGCCACTATCAGCAAAACTACCAGTAGACAGGCCGATATAGGTCTGTGATGGGTGTGTATAGGCTGTCGTACCTAGTGTGTGATCCAAGATTTTGTTTTCTAAATAGTCTGACATTGCTGACATAGTTTATACTCCTGAGTAATCAGATTTCATTGCTAATGGACCACCAAAGAAGGCTTTCTCGTTGTCCTTGGTAATTTCTGCCATCGCACGGGTAAATATTGCGTCGTACTGGTTGGCTCTTGCTTCATCCATCAAATACATATGTGCGGCGTTAAGAGAGCCGTAGAGGTAGGCATCTGGATGACGGGTTAGGATTGTGTTGGTTGCATTGCTATCGGAGAGCGAGGAAATATCTTCGCTATACATAATCTCAACAGTCATAACGCTATCAGGGATAGGACGTAGGCCAATCTCAGTGCCGACAACGGTATAGACCTTTGGGCGACCACCGCCAGAATTAGGATACTTTTCGTAATAACTTTCTGGCGCGGCATACTCTAATACGTCGATTGGATCAGTGTTTAGATTGACCAAACGGATTTTGCGTAGGTCGGTGGGCAAACTGATAAATTCATCGCCAGCCGCCGTTGCCGCCGTAGCACGACGCTCTTGTGAACGTGTGTCTAACTCACGGCTCATTCTGGCTTCAGCAAGAGTAATGAAGTCAGGAATTTGCGCCGTTAGATCACCACGCGCCAGAAAGTTGGCAATAGCTGTCTGTAGCTCTGAATATGTTGTAATCGCCATTACAGCCTACCACCTGTTGTTTTGAATGCCGGGTTTTGCTCTAGCCAGTTTTTCCAAGCCTTTGGGTTGTCCTTGGGCTGGCCGTACTTGGCTAAGAGGTCATAATAAATTACCGCTGGAAACTCAGCGACGTGTTGCTTGTGCTTCTGGGTATCACCAATCAAAGAACCGGGACGCCACTCGTTTGCCTGACGTTTTGCAAAATCAATAACGCCGTCAACTTTTTGCCTAGTCTCAACGTAATGACCATCAGGCGTACTGTGGATATGGGTTTCTTTTTGGGTAGCCTCGTTTTTTGCTAATAGTTTTTTCATTGCTCACCTCAATAAAAAAGGGGCAACCAAAGCTGCCCCTTAATGTTGTTAAGTGTTGTGTGGTTTATGAGCCGTTTAGACCGATAACCGCTGCGTGTGCCTTTGGCGCTTTCACGATCAAGGTCCACTCAGACACGATACCGAAACGTGTTGCATCACCGCCTGGTGCTACATCGGTTACGTTCATCATGCGTCCTGGTAGTGACCCAATGCAGACGTAATCCGTATCGAGTAGATACATCTCTGAATTGGGGCAAGAACGGTCAACAGTGACCGAAAGCTCACCAAAGTCGGACAAATACAAGCTAACTGAACCAACGATAGCTGCCTCTTGTGGGGCAGAAGTCGTTATTTGGTTAGTCGCCACAGAACCAGAGGACAAGCCTGAGAAGTTCTGTTTATTTGTTGGCGACATTAGCAACATATTTGGATTACCACCGTCGGTGTATGCAGCAAGCATAGCAGCGTCGATTTTTGCCAAAGTAAGTGCTGCAGCCGTACCAGTTAGGTCAGCAACAGCCGTACCGTTTCCGTTTGCAGCAGCAGCCATATCTGATGGCTTGTCTACATTGGAAATCCAAGTAATCAGCTTACCAGCCTTACGCGCATCAGAGCTAGAACTTGCTTCGTTCTTGTACAGAGACTTATTTATGTCCCGGCGTTGCTCTAAGCCTTTTACAACTTTCACGTCATTTATATTCATCTAAGGTCGTTAGGCTTAGACCGCCATTACAGGCAGCTCATACTTTCGTAAAAGGGTTTAACCCTTATGAGATTAGACTATATCATGTCAGCGTTTTTCTGACCCATGCGCTTCCACTCACTTGAGTGTACTCCCCGAGGGGATAGTCGTTGCACGTTCCCTAGATTGTAGGGCTTCGCTCAGGATTACCATATCTTTCGACTTAGGCTTCCCCTGAATTCACACGGTTTATCCTACGCTAGTGTAAAGTTAACGCAGTTTCCTTATCACGCCCTGCTTTATCGACGATATCCAAAGTATTGGATACTGACGCCGCCTGGACTGATATCTGGTGGTAGTTGCCAACTCTTGTTGTTGCAGTTGGGTTAACGTAGGAAAAATCAGCACCTTCGTTGACGTGGTTTGTGTCAACAGCAGCAGCTAATTCTTGTACTTGCCACTCATGGTAAACACCTTTTGTGGTTTCTTTCTTCGCATTCGAAAAAAGTGGGGTTTCGTCGGGATCGCATTCCCGTCCTACCTTTCGGTTGGGGTATCTGTAAAATACTCCATGCCCCTAATGAAAGGAACAAGGGATTGGACTATATCATCAAAATGAGGCGTATTATTGTACTCATAGTGCTGGGCGCTCTAGCCTGTTATTAAGGGGGCAAACCCCTCAGGTAGTCTCTGAACCTTCTATCGCTGTGTGGATAGCTTGGATGCTGATTGCCTTATCATTTCTGACTTAGGGTTCCAGCAGTTCACCCAGTTTAGACCGCACCGATCTTAGTTAATGCGGTAAATCACATCGGCCAATGACTCGCGCTCACCTACGGCTGCGCCAGTTGCATAAATAGCCATTTTAAGGCCTCCTAAAGTTTATTTGGTTAAAAGGTAGTTCACGGCTGCATCTCTGGAGCCGGACTTACTAAGGCTGTCAAAAGCTTTGCGCTTTCGCTCTGTTGCAGAGTCACCCTTCGATTTAGGTTGCCCACTTTTCACCATCTTTGGAGCCGTCTTTACTTTTTTCTTGGCAATCGGTTTTTGCGACTGCAAGTTATTATAAAGATAGGCGTCCCGCATCATTACAACGTATCGGTGATCTGTTGCCTCATTTAATTCAGCATCAGTCCAGCCTCTACTACGCGCATGATTAACAATCGCCGCTGTCTCACGAGTTTGAACATCTGTGTCTTTCCATTCTGGAACGGCATCGAGAAGTTTCTTTTGCTCATCAACAAGTTTGATTTGTTTCATCCTAAGTTGCTCAGCGTTAACTGTTTGCTGCCTAGTCTGCGCGTCACGTTCAACATCGCGTTGACGGACATATTCAAGTGGATCACTCTCATACAGTCCATCCCAATATTCCTGAGTTTTAGGTTGGGTTGATTGCTGTAATTGTTGAGCCATAACATTAAGGGCTTGCTCGTATTGCTGACGAGCTTGCTCAGTAGACGCTTTTTCAACATCGAGCGTTTTACGCTGTTCCGCTGCATCTTGTAGTCTCTTCTGAGCCGTTTTTTCTAGTTGATAGCTTTTGATGAGTTCATCAATTGTGGCCTCACCTTCTTCGCCATCTACTTTTATAGCATAAGTGTCGATTTCTTCTTCAACGCTATCATCGCTATCTTCATCAACTTCTTCGACTTCAGTCTGGGCTTGGCCGTCATCAGCGGCCTCGACTTCCATTTCTTCAGTATCAGGTGCCTCTACTTCAGTTTCGGCGGTTTGCTCTTGAACTTCCTCGCTTACCTCTTGGGGGGCTTCCGGGTTCAAAAGTAGGTTAACAGCATCAAGCTGCGACAAGCTGGATTCTTCACGAGTACCAGACATAATAAAATCTCCAAATTTTTAAAAAGGTTACTTCCGCAACTCTTCCATCTGGGTCGAAGCCATCTTCCCTGTCTGCACGGCAGACTGAAAGTGAACTTCAAAAGACTCTAAAGCCTTCATCAGACAAAATAGTTGCTCACGAAACTCGGTGTCTGCCGGGTCAGTGTGCGCCCAGGCATCGACATACGCGCTTCGTATCTCAGCAAATGCTGAAATAACCAACGGATCACGAAGGACCGCCGCCGCCTTAGCGCCTCGGTCTTGTTCATCTCTAAAATCCGTCATGCTCTTGGTAAGTTATCTGAAACTTGACCACCAAAAGCCAATTTCTGTTGGCGAAGCTGTAATTCAGCCTCTAGCTCAAACCGTCGTAACTCAAGCTCTGCTTGCATCCTCTCACGGTCTAACTGTATTTCCATTTCCATCTTTTGTTTCTTCAGATCAAGCTCGGCTTGGAATTGTGCCATCTCTGCTTGCTGGGCTGCACCCTGATCTTGCTGTTGTGCGCCTTGTGCAACCGCTGCATCTACTTCCTCACCAGAAGTGAAGAATTGCTCGGTGTCCTTAAAGCCAGCCATTTCAACAATGCGCTTCAGTGTATTCACATACTGGCTAGGCTTAACCACGGGGTTATTGGGGCCAAGCTGGTTTAATATCTCTTGCTGTTTGCCAGAAATCTGCAAAAGCATAGCCATCTTTTCGTCTTCACGCCCGTTACCAAGGCCAACCTCTACAGATAGGTCAAAGCCGTTATCCCACGCTCTTGGATCAATCGAAACAAAGTCACCACGAATACGCACAACGCGCTCACTGTCCTGATGCTTCTGAAGCAAATGCAAGACGCCCGTTGCTAGGTCACGACAACCTGTCTCAGCGAAGACACGCGCAATCATTTCTACTTTGAGTTGCGCCCCTTGGATCGTAGCGTTAACAGCGCTCGCAGTAGTGCTTTGAAGCGTACTCGGATCAAGACCCATAGACGCTTTGCTGAAACCCGTGCGCTGATCACGAATAGAATCCACATACTCCAGCATCGCAAACGCGCTGTTTCCAATTTGCGGAACGGCAAGAGGCTGGACCATACCTGGCGCGCGCATTCTGACAATGCCGCCCGGACGCGACGATAATAGGTCATCAAGGTTTACCTGTCCTTCCACTGCGCCAACTCGGCTGTTATTAGTTAAATAAAGGTTATCAAGCATCTGACGCATAATCGTGCTTTTGATGACTTGTAGGTCTTTCACCATCTCAGCAACAGAACGCCCGACCATACGGTGCGGCATCAGGATTGGCGAAAGTAACGCAAATGGCAGACGGTCAAATGGCTCGTTCTCAAGTATTTCATCACCGTCACCAAGACATACAACGCGTCGTAACTCAGCTACATTATCGCCGTCATAATCGGCATGAATGTAAGCCTCGGTAACAAGGATTTCACGCATAGACGGGTCGGTGCTTGTGTCATACTTATTGCCGCTTTCAATCTCCTCAAATCGAGCCTGACGTTCAGCCTGGTCATCAAGGTCAGATGATCCAGCATAACGTAAAACAAGGTCAGCGTCGTAGCCTTGTTCAATGAGTTCGCCAGCGCGTACTTGCGTTCTATGTGCAATGAATGAGCAGTCTTCGAGGCTAGTTGCGCGGCGAGAAAATATAAGCTCTTCTGGCGGCACGTTGTCGATCTTGACCTTGCCAGCCTTCTTAGTACGCTTAATTTCAACTGAGTATTTAACATCCATAGGCATTTCTTCGCCCATAGGGTCAACCATACCCATCTCTGTGACTTCCTGAGATATAACTTCTATCGCTGGATCAGACACCAGCAAAGTAAGCTCATCCTCAGTTAAATCTTCGTAAGCCTCGTTGACAGTGGTGTCAGTCTCAAGCCAGTGAAACTTGACCGCACCCTGCTTAAACAAGAGAGCATCTTTAAACCAATCATGGATGACGCGAAAACCGTTGTTGTCTGAGTTTATCGCAAAGTTCACAAGGTCAGTAGCTTGTTCAGCCGCGTTAACGTCTTCTGGACCACGCGGCAAAAACCGTGCGAAATCCGGCGAAGAACTAAACATCTTCATCAGACCCGGCATAATGTATTCTATGGTGTCACTGACTTCTGTGGCTACAACCTGACTGCGGTTCTCAACTTCGTTGCCAAAAGGCTCACCAAGATAAAACTGTAGTGTCTCAGCGCGTTCAGCGGAAAACTCGCTGTCATAGTAGTTCACAGCGCTTTGTATCTCATTCTGCAAGACGCCGCGAAAGTCCATGTCATCCATTTTTGCCATTACGCTGTAGCCTTCTTGGTTTTCTTCGTCTTGCCTCTTGCAACCGCAAGGTTAGACCAAGCATTCGGATACTTAACACCACGCCGCGCAGACATAGCCTTGGCTTTTTTAATCTGGGCCGGAGTAAGTTTAGCCATTGGATGAATAACGCCCGGTGGTTACGCCTGATGACGCATAGGTCTTCTTTTTCTTCTTGGGCTTCTTTTTCTTAGCAACGGTTGGCTGGTTCGCCATTGTAGAACGGCTACCGGGGGTCATAGAGGTTTTCTTCATATACATCATGCTAACAATCCCACATCTTACGCGACCAATAATTCGCAGAGAACTTATCATCCTTGCCAGAAATGCCGCCAGAACGCGCACAATAGCTGGCCTTGTTTTTCGGGTTAGACTTCTTAATCGTCATGTTGCTATCGCCGAAAGTAATCTTCCTTACATCCGGGCCTTTCTTAGCAAGCACTTTAAACTTCTTGGTATCACCAGGAGTGCGCTGAACCTTGTTAAAGCCGGGGAAAGTCTCGCCGTTATACTTCAGCCGACCAGAAGGTAGCCGCTTAACATTGCTCGCTTTCACCATCACACAATCCAACTCGCATTGCCGTAATCTAAATCTGACGCATATCCATATGCCGACACAGAGCCAGCAGCGCGTACCGCTTGTGTGCCAAAGGTCAGCACTAAGGCGTCTGCAAGGTCAGGAGAGCGCAAACCGCGTTTCTTCATCTCATCCTTGCCTTCAGCCTTAAACTTGCCAGATGACAGGATTTTAAATCTCAGCGAAGAAAGCTCACTGATAAGTTCATCCTGGTCAGGTATCTTGCAATCTCTGGCCTCAAACCACTCACGGGTCTTAAACCAAAGCTCATCGCGTAAACGCTGGTAACGGTTGCCCAACGACGGGCTTTCCGCAACATTCACACCTCGCGTCGGCAAACCTAGCTCTCGCAAGCGGTCAACAACGCCAGCACCAATGCCAATACTGTCAACGCAAATCTCGCTGGGGCGGTCCATGAAGGAACACGCCTCATACTCAGCAAGAACAAGACCGACAGTCTCCATCAGGTCTTTGCCTTGCCAAGCCTTGATAGGCTCAACCAAAACATTGCCTTGCCGTTTCGCAAGGGCTGTCCGATCACCACCAAAGCGAGCAGGGTCCAAGCCCCAGATCGGCGCGACCGTCATAGCCTCAACATCGCGTGTCACAGCCGACTCGACCAAATGACGCGAAATCAGGCTATCAGCGGAATCCGTCGGAAACTCGCCCTTAACCCGTATAGCAAAGGTCGAACTGTCCTCGCCGTATTGCTGCTTCATGTCCTCGATGAAGTCCTCGCTGACATAATCCGCATCCTCGCAACTGACCGTCATCTTATGCCAACGGTGCGAATTGCGGTTAAAAGCGTCGTAGAAATAGCCAGAATTACGGGTCGGATTGCCAACCATCAGTATCTTCGATCCAGCAGTAGATAACGCGCCTTGAGCTACTTCAAACACAATGTCATCAACGCCAGAACATTCATCAATGACAAACAATAATCTTTCATGGTGAAAACCCTGCAAAGCTTCCGGGTTCTCTTTTCGACTAACTCTGGCATGGCAAGAACTGTCCACACCCTTCACCGTGATCTTATCACTGGTTATCTCAAGCTGGCTTTGTAAGCCCTTGGGCATCTTTCTGGCCCACTTCTGGATTTCCGACCACAACACCTGATTTAACTGGTTCGCCGAGTTGGCCGTGCAAACTATGCGGCAAGGGCGTGTGATAAGATACCACAAGATAACCCAGGAAAGCAGAGCCGACTTGCCGACGCCGTGGCCCGACTTAGCGGCTACACGGGGGCTATCACGCACAGCCTCAAGGGCTTCACGCTGCCACGCTTGGGGTTCAGCGCCCAGCACGGATGACACGAATAAAACCGGGTCGCCGTGGAGCGCCAGAAGCACATCAGCGGTAGATTGTTGTTGGGCTGGGGGCATATGAGCTTACTCAGCAAAAAAATGGCTCTCCGGGGGAGGTCCAGAGAGCCTAGAGAGAGAAGTGAATAACAATGCTTAACACTGTCGAGCTAGGAAGATGGGGATTTAAGACGAATAAAGCCATCTTAACATGAATATAATAGTCAGAGTTACCCTAGTCAAGCGTTATTCACATTGTAATTTTAAGGGGTAGGGGAGGTGACTTTATCCAGCAAAAGCAAGGG